AGCTACAGACCGAAGTAAAATCGTGCCCGACAAAGTGTACGAAGGTGGCGTTGCGGTCAAGCTAGCTGCGTTACTTAATGAATACGACAAACAAATCATCGCCGACGGAGCGCAAGTCCGAACCTATGTGACCAACAAGTTGCTAGATATCTCACATTGTGGCGATGCTAAGGTAGAACTACGAGCGCTTGAGTTACTAGGTAAACTTTCTGATGTCGGCGCGTTCACTGAGAAGTCTGAGATTACAATCAATGCTAAGACTACGATCGAGTTGGAGTCAGCTATTAAAGATAAGATTAACCGGTTACTTGGGATGAAAGAAGTACAGGGCGAAGTTATCGAGGATGAGCTAGCGGAACTAGAGCACAAGGTTGTAGCCAAAGATATCGATATAGACACCGAAACAGACGATGAGTAACTCCGATTTACTTACGGCACAGGAACTACAAGCGGCATTAGTATTGCTGCCTACCTTGCCTGACTCAGAGAAACGCGATTTACTTATTAAACTTGAGTTGCACGAGAAGGCGGCTGAGGTTGAGAACGCCCAGAATAACTTTATTGACTTTGTACACCAGGTCTGGCCGGGCTTTATTGATGGCGCTCACCACAAGCGGATGGCCAAAGCGTTCGAGCGAGTGGCTAATGGGGAGATCAAACGGCTAATTATCAACATGCCACCTCGTCATACGAAGTCCGAATTTGCGTCATACCTGTTGCCCGCGTGGTTTTTGGGGAAGTTCCCGGGTAAGAAGGTTATCCAGACGTCTCACACAGCTGAATTGGCGGTGGGGTTTGGTCGTAAAGTACGTAACTTAGTGGATTCTGAAAAGTATCATGACATATTTCCGGACGTTGCACTACAATCTGACTCTAAAGCTGCTGGCCGGTGGGCGACTAACCACGGCGGAGACTATTTTGCGATTGGTATTGGTGGTGCAGTTACGGGTAAAGGTGCTGATATCCTCATTATTGACGACCCTCACTCAGAACAAGAAGCGGCATTAAGCGAAACTAACCCAGAAATCTACGACAAGACATACGAGTGGTACACATCTGGTCCTCGGCAACGGTTGCAACCGGGCGGGGCTATTGTAATCGTGATGACGCGGTGGTCTAAGAAGGATTTAACGGGCCAAGTTGTCAAGTCTGCGATGCAACGTAGTGGCGAAGAGTGGGAAGTGATCGAGTTCCCTGCAATTTTACCCTCTGGCAACCCACTTTGGCCTCAATTCTGGTCAATTGGCGAGTTAACTGCGCTAAAAGACGAGCTTCCGGTAGGCAAATGGATGGCTCAGTACATGCAGCAGCCAACTTCCGAGGTTTCTGCGATTATTAAACGGGAATGGTGGAAATATTGGGAGAAAGACAACCCTCCTAGCTGTGAATTCATCATTCAGTCGTGGGATACGGCATTCTTAAAGACACAACGGGCCGACTATAGCGCGTGTACTACGTGGGGCGTGTTCTATAAGGACGACGACACGGGTAAACCACAGGCGAATATCATCTTACTCAACGCATTTAAGGCACGGATGGAGTTTCCGGAGCTCAAGATGCGGGCTAAGGAACAATACCAGGACTGGGAACCGGATTCCTTGATAGTCGAGGCTAAAGCGTCAGGCTCACCACTGATTTTTGAACTTAGGGCTATGGGTATACCAGTGCAGGACTTCACTCCAAGCAAGGGAAATGACAAGATTTCACGGTTAAACTCGATTGCCGACATCTTTGCGTCAGGCCGAGTATGGGTTCCGGAGACTAGATGGGCTGAGGAGCTAGTAGAAGAAGTGGCTTCGTTCCCGTCAGGCGAACACGATGACTTAGTGGACTCGATGACTGGCGCCATTATGCGGTTCCGCAAGGGTGGGTTCTTGACACTAGACACAGATTACGAAGAAGAGTACGACACGTACCAGCGATTTAGCAAACAAAAGTTCTACGCAATGTAGGGAGTTAAAATGAGCATACGACCAATGTACGAGACACAGTTTGATTTAGAGAACGAAGGCAGCGCGAAGTCACGGATAGAATCCGCGTTTAAGTGCGTGTTGCATAAGTTACCTATGACCTACTCTGCAGACTGGGTAGCCACTAGGAATAACGAGATTGTTGCAGTGCTTGAGTATAAGAAAAGGACGTGCGAGAAGGATAAGTTTCCAACAACGTTCGTATTTGTAGATAAGTGGATGAATGGACAGCGATTATCAGATACAATGGGCGTTCCATTTTTCCTTTTAATTGAGTGGACAGATGGGTTATACTGGCATCAAGTAGGAAAGACCCCAGTTACATTTAAAGTAAGTGGAAGAACGGATCGTGGAGACCCGCAAGATATTCAGCCGGCGGTACATATACCGGTGACGGCGTTCACTAAAGTAAACTAAAGGACACATTATGGCAGGCGACATAGACAAAGGGCTGTATTCAGCTCCACAAGGATTAGAGGAATTGGCAAACGCATTGCCAGAGCCTGATATTGAGATTGCAATTGAAGACCCAGAAAGCGTAGAGATTAGCGCTGATGGTATGACGGTAATAATCGAGCCAGAGAGCGAATACGACGACGAGTTCAACGCCAACTTAGCAGAAGAGATGGACGCAGGTGAGTTGACTGAGTTAGCTGGTGATTTGCTAGGTGACTACGAGACTGACGTTGATTCACGTAAAGACTGGTTAAATACGTACGTTGATGGTATCGAGTTGCTCGGTATGAAGATAGAAGACCGTACTGAACCGTGGCCAGGCGCGTGTGCTGTGTTCCACCCGATACTGTCAGAGGCGCTAGTTAAGTTCCAGGCCGAAACGATGATGGAGACGTTCCCAGCGATGGGGCCAGTTAAGACACAGATAATTGGTAAACAGACTCCAGAGAAAGAAGCAGCGTCTGAGCGAGTACGTGACGACATGAACTTCCAGTTGACTGAGGCGATGCCTGAGTACCGCCCTGAGCATGAGCGCATGTTGTGGGGCTTGGGTCTATCAGGTAACGCGTTCAAGAAAGTGTACTACGACCCATCCCTAGAGCGCCAAGTATCCTTGTTTGTCCCAGCAGAAGACATCGTCGTTCCATACGGCGCGTCATCTCTACAAACAGCGCCACGCGTGACACACGTTATGCGCAAGACAGAGAATGAACTACGCCGACTACAAGTGGCTGGGTTCTACCGTGACATTGACCTAGGTGAGCCATCACACGACATCGAGGAAGTAGAGAAGAAGATAGCGGAGAAGATGGGCTTCAACGCCACAATGGACGACCGCTATAAGTTGTTAGAGATGCACGTTGACTTAGACCTGCCAGGTTATGAGGACTTAGATGACGATGGCGAGCCTACAGGCATTGCCCTACCGTACGTAGTTACCCTAGAGCGTAGCACAGGTGAGGTGTTAGCTATCCGTCGTAACTGGGACCCAGACGACAAGACTAAACAGAAACGTCAGCACTTCGTGCACTACAGCTACATTCCAGGATTTGGCTTCTACGCGTTTGGTTTGATTCACTTGATCGGCGCATCTGCTAAGTCAGGTACGATGTTACTACGTCAGTTGGTAGACGCTGGTACGCTAAGCAACCTACCTGGTGGCTTCAAGACTCGTGGCCTACGCATCAAGGGCGACGATACACCAATCGCTCCAGCTGAGTTCCGTGACGTAGACGTACCGTCAGGCGCTATCCGTGACAACATAATGGCATTACCGTACAAAGAACCTTCACAAGTATTAGCTGGCTTAATGGACAAAATCATCAACGACGCCAAGGCATTCGCTAACGCAGCGGATATGCAAGTGTCTGACATGTCAGCAAACAGCCCAGTTGGTACAACGCTAGCTATATTAGAGCGTACATTGAAAGTGATGTCAGCGGTTCAAGCCCGTGTTCACTACGCAATGAAACAAGAGTTTAAGTTAATTGCTGGCATAATCCGTGACTACACTCCTGATGACTACAGCTATGAGCCAGTAGAAGGTAGCCCACGCGCTAAACAATCCGACTACGACTGCTGTGAAGTAATTCCAGTATCAGACCCTAACGCAGCAACAATGAGTCAGAAAGTGGTGCAGTACCAAGCTGTTATGCAGATGGCGCAGCAAAACCCACAGATATATGACTTAGTAGAATTAAACAAGCAAATGTTAGAAGTTTTAGGTATTAAGAACATTGGTAAGTTGATTCCTGCAGCTGAGGATGAGAAACCGAAAGACCCAGTAACCGAGAATATGAACGTCATCAACGGTAAACCAGTCAAAGCGTTCCTATACCAAGACCACCAAGCACACATCCAGGTGCATATGGCTGCTATGCAAGACCCAAAAATACAGCAAATGATTGGTCAAAACCCGCAAGCACAGGCTATTCAAGCCGCATCTATGGCCCACATCAACGAGCATATTGCCTTTGAGTACCGCCGTCAGATAGAAGAACAGCTAGGTGTAACCCTACCAGACCCAGAGCAACAACTTCCAGAAGAAGCCGAAGCTCAACTAGCCCCATTAATTGCCCAAGCAGCACAGCAATTACTAGCTAAAAATCAAGGTGAAGCACAGCAGCAACAAGCACAGCAACAAGCTCAAGACCCGCTAATTCAAATGCAGCAGCAAGAGCTACAAATCAAGCAGCAAGAAGCTCAAGCTAAAGCGCAAAAAATGATGGCCGATTCGCAAATCGATCAAGCAAGACTAGAGATTGAGAAGATGCGCATTGAGTCACAAGAACGCATTGCTGGCGCACAACTTGGGGCTAAAGCTGAATTAGATAAGAGCAAACTAACGGCAGAACAAATGATTAAAGGTGCTCAATTAGGTATGAAAGCTGTATCTGAGCAACGTAATCGTGAAGTTCAGTCAGAGCAAATTTCCGCACAACGGGAACAAGCTGATAAACAACATAAGTTAAGCATGAACCAACTTATGAGGCAGTCTTCCCAGAAGTCGGATAAACCTAAAGAGGAATAACAATGAGTGAATCGCTAGAGTATTTGATGTCACAAATCGAAGAACGGCGCAAAGCAATTATCGAATCCCTTGGCGATGGTGCCGCTAAGGATTTCGGTGCCTATCAACAATCTGTCGGTATGGTTCGAGGTCTACTTACCGCGCAGTCTTTAATCTCAGACCTCGCAAAAAAACTGGAGAATTACGATGAGTAAACTAGACCTGAGTCAAGCAATTGACTTAACAGGTATTGCGGCGGAAGCACCCACGCCAGAACCAAAGGCATCACAACTGCCTGAACCAAAAGGCTATCGAATCTTATGTGCTGTACCCGATGCAGATGATAAATACGAAAGTGGTATTGTCAAAGCGTCTGATACTAAACGTATTGAGGAAAATGGCACCGTAGTATTGTTCGTGCTAAAAATGGGCGACCTTTGCTACAAAGAAGAAGCGAAGTTCCCTACAGGTGCGTGGTGTAAAGAAGGCGACTTTGTCCTTACCCGTGCATACGCAGGTACTCGTTTTAAAATCCACGGAAGAGAATTCCGCATAATCAACGATGATACTGTCGAGGGTGTAGTAGATGACCCACGCGGTTATACTCGCGCTTAGGAGATAGATATGGCTGCAAAACCAGAGTTTGACGACGACTTTGAATTTCCGGATGAAAAGGAAGTTTCTACAGTTGATACTAGAGAAGAAGTAAGCATTACACTGGAAGAGGATAATACCGAAGTAGAAATCGATATTATCGATGATACTCCTCCACAAGACCGTGACCGTAAGCCGCTCCCAAAAGAGATAGTTGAAGAGCTAGAGAAAGACGATTTAACCGACTACTCAGACCGTGTAAAAGAACGGATGGCGCAGTTACGTAAGGTATATCACGATGAACGCAGGGATAAAGAAGCTGCTGCACGTGAACGCGAAGAAGCTATTCGCTATGCCCAATCGATCCAAGAAGAGAACAAACGACTAAAATCGAATCTAACTTCTGGTGAACAAACCTATATTGAGATTGCTAGGAAGTCTGCTGAGCAAGAAATGAATATGGCTAAGCGCGATTACCGCGAAGCGTATGATAGAGGCGAGACAGATAGCATTATTGATGCGCAACAACGCATGAATGAAGCCCAATATAAACTGACACAAATGCAAAATTATCGTCCGCAATACGATAGTGCTTTACAAGCGGAAGAAAATGATGTATATATACAACCTGAACGACCCCAAATAACTAAACCCGACCGTAAAGCTCTTGCCTGGCAAGATAAGAACAGTTGGTTTGGTCAAGATGAAGAAATGACTAGCCTCGCTTTGGGGTTGCATGAGAAGTTAGTCAGAGCAGGTACTAATCCTACCTCAGAAGAGTATTACACAACCATCGATAAAACGATGCGCAAACGATTCCCAGAATATTTTGGGGATGATTCGCTGGACGTGGAAACACCCGCCCAACGCAAAAAACCGTCAACCGTTGTAGCCTCGGCCACGCGTAGTACCGCGCCTAAAAAAGTACACTTGACTAAAACTCAATTAGCTTTAGCT